GATGATACGGGCAACACTTTTGCTGGTATTCTTCAAGGTAAGTATCGCGTATACATCGATCCTTATGCTGCTAACCTTAATTCCAGCAACGTTGCCACTAACAGTGGTCAACAGTATTATGTTGTTGGTTACAAAGGTTCCTCACCTTATGACGCTGGTCTATTCTATTGCCCTTACGTTCCACTACAGATGGTTCGTGCCGTGGGTGAGAATTCCTTCCAGCCCAAAATTGGCTTTAAGACCCGTTATGGTATTACTGCCAACCCATTTGCTGAAGGAACAACTCAAGGTCTGGGTCGCCTCCGCGTTAACAGCAACCGCTACTATCGTCGCGTTGCCGTCAAGAACCTCATGTGATATAGATGGATATATTCCATTCACATTTCAAAGACCTCCTTCGGGAGGTCTTTTTTTTGTCTAAATAGCGTATGCTTGTAACTACTTGGCCTCAAAATTTAACAACGGAAATGGGGTTTGCTATATTACTTTTAGTAGTTATTGGTATACCAATCTTTATATTAAATAAATATATCTAGGAGACCTGCTTTCTACCATGTTCTGTAAGAATAAAATGAGTCGCGAAGACCGTCAAAAATGGAAACTTAAAATGTATAATTATTGGGAAGATAATCTTGAAGAAAGATTAGCTGGAGTAAAAGCTGCTAAAGAGAAACTTGAAGAGCAAATGTCACGAGATGTAGAATAATGTCTGTGGGAGGAAAAAAAGAAGACTATGATTTTATTCCTCCTGATGATAATATGGAATGGTGGTGTGAATGGAAAATGAATATTAAAGATGTAAGAATGGTTTATAGTTCTATTGATTATTATTCAACTATTTGGCCAGGACCTCCAGATAGACCAGAAGAAGAAAAAGAATTTTTGGAAAATTATAAAGGAAAATTATTTGCAATGCTGAGTGATTATAATTATTCCCATCATGAGGTAGAAGACGACTAAATATTTAAAAACTAAGAAAAAAAATGCCTTATCACATTAAAACACCCGGTAAGCTAGAAGTCGGGGATGTATATTGGAAAGGTGGTAATACTTGGACCGGCACATATGCTGATCGTAAGCAGTATAGTAATAAAGCAGATGCTAATGCTCAAGCAGCTACTACTGTTACCACTTCTTTGGGTATTACTTATCAACCCGATTGGTGGAAAAATAGCACAGTTGTAACTGAGTAATGACCTATACGACAGCGAAAACAACCCCTATATCTAATAGAAATTTTTTATCTCCTACCGGGTTTAAGTTTACACTTCAAAGAAGTCCAAAGGTGGCATATTTTTGCAATCAAGCAAATATTCCATCATTAGATCTTGGAGTAGCAATACAACCTACCTACTTAAAGGATATTCCTACACCCGGAGATAAGATTGATTTTGGTGATCTTAATATAAGATTTTTGGTAGATGAAGATCTTGGTAATTATATGGAATTGCAAAAGTGGATAAGAGGATTGGGATTTCCAGAAAGTCTTGAGGAATTTACCAAGTTAGAAGAAGACGCCACAATGCCTGAGAATTATTATAATAGGGGTGATAACATCTATTCAGATGGAACTTTACAAATCCAAAATAGTAACTTCATTCCCAATTTTCAAGTTGTCTTTAAAGATTTGTGGCCACAATCCTTGACAACTTTGAGTTTTGATGCTACAGATACTGATATAGAATATTTTACAGCAGAAGTAAGCTTTAAATATACTATATACCAAATAACTGATTTAGAAAATAAAGCATATTGTCCTTAAATGAGCATTACTCTTGATAAACTTCAAGAGATGTGGGAAAAAGATTCAAAGATAGATCCAGATAATTTACATACTGAATCATTAAATATCCCCTCTCTTCATGCGAAGTATTTTGAATTATATAATACAATATTTCTCTTAAGAAAAAAGGCTGAGCAACAGCGTAAGAATATCCGCCATGAACGGTATGAATACTTCTCTGGTAAGGCGGACCCAGAAGTATATGTAGAAAACCCCTTTCCAAAGAAGATAAGGGATAAAGACACGATGACCAAATACTTGGATGCTGATGAGAAACTTTCTAATACATCTCTTAAGATAGATTATTATGACACGATGTTAGTTTACTTAGAAAGTATTCTTAAGATGATAAGTAATAGGACTTTTCAAATAAAAAATAGTATCGAATTTATGAGATTTAATTCTGGATTGGGTTAATAAATATAATTAGATGTAATGGATTCGTTTGAGGACTGATATTGTTATAGGAAAGAAAAATGAAGTTTTTCTGGAGATACAAGCAGAGCCCCACGTCTTTATGGAGCTCTCAGATCACTTCACTTTCGACGTTGAAGGTGCAAAGTTTATGCCTCAATACCGTAACAAGTATTGGGATGGAAAGATCCGTTTATTCTCAACATCAAACGGACAAATCTACGTCGGATTACTTGATAAAATTATTGCCTTCTGTAACAGACACGACTACACATACGAATTTGTAAATAACCAATATTATGGAACTCCCTTTGAAGTAAATGAAGGGATATCATATGAGGGTGTAAAAGATTATATGAAATCTATTTGCTCTCATCCTCCAAGGAAATACCAAATTGAGGGAGTATACGATGCATTAAAACATAATAGAAAATTATTGATATCACCCACTGCCTCAGGCAAATCGTTGATGATTTACGCTCTTGTAAGATATTATGTAGCGAAACAACAAAAAATTCTTTTAGTCGTGCCCACGACATCTCTTGTAGAGCAGATGTATAAAGATTTTCAGGATTATGGTTGGGATGCTGAGTCATATTGTCACCGTATATATGCGGGGAAAGAAAAAACAAATGAATATCCAATTACTATTACTACCTGGCAATCTGTTTATAAATTACCTCGGCCATTTTTTGAAAGTTATAATGTAATTATAGGAGATGAAGCTCACTTATTTAAAAGTAAGTCTCTTATATCTATAATGACAAAATTACATCATGCAAAGTATCGTTATGGGTTTACAGGAACATTAGATGGCACACAGACTCATAAATGGGTGTTAGAGGGATTGTTTGGACCATCATATAAAGTAACTAAAACTGATGAGTTAATGAGGCAAGGCCATCTTTCCCAACTAGATATTCAATGTTTAGTCCTTAAACATCCCCCACAAAAATTTGAAACCTATCAAGATGAAATAAAATATTTAATTGAACATGAACAAAGAAATAATTTTATAAAAAACTTGGCATTAGACTTAAAAGGTAATACACTTATATTGTATAGTAGGGTGGAAACCCATGGCCAAGTATTATATGATTTGATAAATACAAATAAGCGAAGTGACAGAAAATCCTTTTTTATTCATGGTGGTGTGGATGCTGAAGAAAGAGAATTAGTTAGAGAGATTACAGAGAATGAAACCAACGCCATTATTGTCGCATCTTACGGTACTTTCTCAACGGGCATTAATATTCGCAGTCTTTGCAATGTTGTGTTTGCTTCCCCATCCAAATCCCGCATACGAACCCTCCAATCAATTGGGCGTGTTCTCAGAAAGGGAACAAACAAAATCAAATCCATTTTGTATGACATAGCTGATGATTGCAGTAAAAAGTCTAAAAGAAATTATACATTAAATCACTTTATAGAACGAATTAAGATTTACAATGAAGAAAATTTCAATTATGAAATAGTTACAATACAGTTAAAGAAGGAGAAAGATGATTGAGGATGATTTTTACGGAACAATAAAATTTAAATCCGGAGAAGAAATATTTGCTAGGGTAGCCGCTTCTGAAGAAGATAATAGAACGATGTTAATTATTACACATCCTATTATAGTTAATGCAATTAAAGGAAGAAGTGGAGTAGTAGGATATAAAGTAGAACCTTGGTTAAAAACAACTACAGAAGATATGTTTATTATTAATATGAGTGATATTCTTACGTTGTCAGAATCTAAAGATGTAGAAATGATAATGATGCATCAGGATTTTATTAATCAATCTAATAAGAGTGATGATAATAAATCTCACTTAAATAGAAGAATGGGATATCTTGGTAGTGTAAATGAAACTAAAAAGATTCTAGAAAAAATCTTTAAATCTAGTAATAATAGCTAAGCTATTTCTATCAAACGCTACACTAAGATTTTACTCATGATTTGAGAACTTGTCAAGGGTTTGTATAAATGTTATAATATCTACATATTAGTGATAAAGACTCATGGTAATAAGGCCCGGAACTATGGCAAAGAGAAAAAGATCTGAACATTATGTTAATAATAAAGAGTTTCTGGCTGCTTTAATTAAATATCGCGAAGATAAAGAAATAGCAGCACTTAGAGATTTACCGAAGCCAGTCATCCCTCGATACATTGGTGATTGTTTTTTAAAGATTGCTAATCATCTTTCTTTTAAACCTAACTTCGTTAACTATATGTTTAAGGAAGATATGATTTCTGATGGTATTGAGAATTGTGTTCAATACATTCATAACTTTAATCCAGAGAAATCCCAAAATCCTTTTGCTTACTTTACACAGATTATTCATTATGCTTTTCTTCGTAGGATTCAAAGAGAAAAGCGTCAGCTAGAAATTAAGAATAAGATTATCGAAAGATCTGGATATAGTGAGGTGTTTGATGATAATAATACCATTGACGGATCTAATTATTCCGAGTATAATCAAATTAAAGATGCAGTTCATAGCAAGTTGCGTAATTGAATGAAGATTGCTATTATTACTGACCAGCATTTTGGAGCTAGAAAGAATTCAAAACTCTTTCATGATTATTTTTTGAAGTTTTATAATAATATATTTTTTCCAACTATTGAGAAGGAAGGTATTACAACCATTGTGGATATGGGTGATACTTTTGATAGTCGTAAAGGTATTGATTTCTCTGCGTTATCATGGGCTAAGAATAATTACTATGATAGATTAAAAGATTATACTATTCATACTATTGTAGGAAATCATACTGCTTATTATAAGAATACCAACCAAGTAAATGCAGTTGATCTTTTACTTCGGGAGTATGATAATGTAAAGACTTATTCTGAAACGACAGAAGTAAAAATAGATAATTTAGATGTTCTTTTTGTTCCTTGGATTAATTCAGAGAATGAAGAAAGAACATTTAAACATTTGAAGAAGACTAAATGTGAAGTTGTTATGGGTCATCTTGAACTTAATGGGTTTCAAGCTACTCAAGGACATATAATGGAGCATGGGACTGCTGTTGGTGCATTCCAAAGGTTTAAAAGAGTTTTCTCTGGTCATTATCATGTGAGGTCTCATCAAGAAGGAATATATTATTTGGGAAATCCTTATGAGATGTTTTGGAATGATGCTGGAAGTGAAAGAGGATTTCATTTATTTGATACAGAAACATTAGAACTTACATGTGTTAATAATCCTTATGGTATTTTTTATAAAATTTTTTATGATAATACTCCACACCAAACATTTGATACTAGAGAGTATAAAGATAAAATTGTAAAACTTATAGTAAAAGAAAAGACAGATCAAGTTCTATTTGAAAAGTTTATTGATAAACTTTATGCATCTGGAATTAATGATCTTAAGATTGTTGAGAATTTTGGATTTAATGAATTGGATAATATTGATGATGATGAAGAATTTGAATCTGAAGATACAATGTCTATTCTTAATAGGTATATTGAGGAGGCAGATGTAAAGTTGGATAAATCAATTGTACAAAAAATGATACGTGAAGTCTATCAAGAGGCTTGTGAATTGATTTAAGATGTATATCCTAACAATTCATGGGAAAGAAAAGGAGGGAGCATATTCTGTAACAGATGATGAAGGAGAACAAATTCTTTACTTATTTGAAGAAGAAGATGATGCAATGAGATTTACTATGATGTTAGAAGAAAGTGGAAGTCCGGAAATGCATGTAATTGAAGTGGAAGATGAAATCATGATAAAAACTTGTGAGCATCATGATTACAAATATGTTGTTATAACTCCTAATGATATTGTAATTCCTCCTAATTCTGACAATGATCTTATTTAAAAAAATTAAATATCGAAACTTTTTAAGTACCGGTAATCAATTTAGTGAAATTAGTTTTGAAGACCATGCAACAACTTTAATTGTTGGAACAAATGGTGCAGGGAAAAGTACTGTATTAGATGCGCTTACATTTAGTTTATTTGGAAAGCCTTTTCGTAAGATTAATAAGCCTCAGTTAGTTAATTCCATTAATGAAAAGGATGCTAAGGTAGAAGTAGAATTTTCTATTGGTGATAAGGAATGGAAAGTGGTGAGAGGGATAAAGCCTAATGTTTTTGAAATTTATAGAGATGGTAAAGTTTTAGATCAATTTTCTTCGGCCGTTGATCAGCAGAAATGGCTAGAACAAAATGTTTTGAAGATGAATTATAAGTCATTTACTCAAATTGTTATTCTTGGTAGTAGTAATTTTGTTCCTTTTATGCAATTGACTAATAATAATCGTAGAGAAGTTATTGAGGATTTGTTGGATATTAAAATCTTTTCTTCAATGAATAATGTTATTAAAGAAAGGATTCGTGGAAATAAAGAAGAGATAAAAACTTTAGAACTTAAGAAAGAGTCTCTTAATGATAAGGTTAAGATGCAAGAGGAGTTTATTGATGAGATAGAGTCTAGAGGAAAAGAAACTATAGAAGAAAAGAATGATAAGATTGATGAACTAGATTTATCTGTAGCAAAGTTAATACAGGATAATGAATTTTATGAAGGTGAAGTAGTAGGATATACACAGATGCGAGAGCAGAGTGTTGGTGCTACAGAAAAACTTCGTAAGTTAGCTGGATTAAAAGGTAAGATTTCTAATAAGGTATCAACGATTACTAAAGAGCATAAGTTCTTTACTGATAATGTAACGTGTCCTACATGTACTCAACCAATCGAGGAGGAGTTCAGAATAAATAAGATTGAAGATGCTCAAACTAAAGCAAAGGAGTTGCAATCTGGTTTTAAAGAACTAGAGGAGGCAATTAAAAACGAAGAAGAGAGAGAGCATCATTTTACAACTTTATCTAAGGAGATTACTAAACTAACGCATGGCATTTCTAAAAACAATACTAAGATCACTGGGTGTCAACGACAGGTCAGAGATCTGGAATCGGAAATTCAGAGACTTACCGATCAACTTGCAAACAGAAATACTGAGCATGACAAGTTAGCCAATTTCAAAGACAACTTAAAAACTACATACAACGATTTAGCATCTAGAAAGGACACTATTAACTATTATGCTTTTGCATATGGTTTGCTTAAAGATGGTGGAGTTAAATCTAAAATCATCAAGAAGTATCTACCGCTGATAAATCAGCAAGTAAACCGTTATCTACAGATGATGGACTTCTACATAAATTTTACTCTTGATGAGGAGTTTAACGAAACCGTCCAGTCCCCAATACATGAAGATTTTTCTTATGCTTCTTTCAGCGAGGGAGAGAAGATGAGAATAGACCTAGCACTCCTTTTCACTTGGAGAGAGGTGGCTAAGTTTAAGAACTCTGTAAATACTAATCTATTAATTATGGATGAAGTGTTTGATAGTTCTTTAGATGGATTTGGAACAGATGAGTTTCTTAAGATTATTCGTTTTGTAATTAAGGATGCAAATATATTTGTCATATCTCATAAAGTGGGGATGGAAGATAAGTTTGCGAATTGTATTAAGTTTGAAAAGATAAAGGGGTTTAGTAGGATGGTAGTTTAATGTCTACCTTTAAACATGAACCTACTGGTAAGAGATTCTTTTTTATTCATATCCCCAGAACAGCAGGAAGATTTTTTGAACAAAATCTTTTAAAGGTTAATAATTTTGTATGGGATGATAAGGTTAATATTGATAGGCAATATAAAAGTATTGATGGAGTTGAACTGGCTCATTTTCATAGAGAATATTATGAAAAATATTTGGATGTAGAAGGAATTCCTCATATTACTATTGTTAGGAATCCAATTGATAGATTTATTTCTTGTTCTATTTTTTTGAGAAAATTGTATGGGGATGATATTGATGAGATGTTGGAAGATGAAATGTATTTTTATAGTATGATTCAAAATTATCCTTTATCGCAATCAGTAAATTGGTTTCGTTCACAATTAGACTTTATTTCTGATAAGACTCATATATGGAAGTTTGAAAATGGGTTTGGTGATGATTTTGCTAAGTGGGTCAGTCATATAGTAGACATGGATATTATGATTAAATCTGATGTGCAGGTTGATAAACTGCCCACCAATGAGTCTAGAAAGGTTAAGAGGAGTGCTAAACTCATAGATAATGTTAGGAACCTGTATAGGAGGGACATTGAAACACTCTATCCCGAATTGGCTCCATCATAGCAAGAAGGAGCCAAAACGAAAACTTAAACCCCAAGCATTGCGTCAAGCAAAGGCTAGACGACAAGCACTCAAGAGGAAACTCAAGGGTGCTTTTTTAATTGCATAAATAAAATCTAAATGGCACAGTTAATTACAGATGCTACAGTATCCTTGAAGTTAGAAGGAGTGGTTTCAGAGTTACATCCAGAGTTGGATAAGAACCAAATTCAAGAAGTAGCACATTTTGTTTATCATAGAATGAATATGATACCAGTGTATGAACAGGCAAAGAAATTGATAGAGGCCTATATTGAGGATGAACTAGGTATAAACCAGTAGGCATATATTTTTGTAAAACCGAACCCCTTTATGTTGATTTCCTAACTAAATAGTGATAGAATGAATGAAAAGCGGAGGTTAAATGTAACCAAATCAATTCGTTATGTTATTCAAATAAAAAATGGAGGTTATCATCATGCACAATCTAGTATCCTATAATCAATTAGCCGGTTGGAAAAGTAGTATAGCAGACATGGAGGAAGTGGATCACGAATCGGCAGTAAATGATTATTTTCAGTGCCTTACAGAGTGCGATGATAATGCTACCGTTTGTCGAAGAATCTGTAAAGAGGTCTTCGTGTAGCTCCACCAGTTAAATATCTGTCACAATCCTCGCCCTAGGGTGGGGATTTTTTTTGTATAATGTATGCATACCACACCAAAGCAGTATGGATCCCATCAGTGCCAACAAGCATAAGACCTATTTGACGGATGAAGGAGAAGAAAGAAATTGGACTAGAGATATTTGTATTGCTGCACATTCAAGAGGAATTATTGAAGACATGATTCGTGCTTTAGGACGTGGTGAAGATACTCCAGCACAACGTATGAAGATTAAACTTGTAGTTTATGAAGCTTTTAAGGGAATATATGGAGTGGACTGTGATGACATTCCAAATTTGAGCGACAGATCCAGATTCGTTAAGTGGTGAGGTGAATCCAATGGCAGTTCAACAGGAAATCAAATCCCAACTTGCAAAACTATTAGCTACTGAAGATTTGGTAGTAGAGCATAAGCAAGTGGAGTGTGCTCAGTTTAATGTTCATACACGGGTTCTTGTGCTTCCTCTATGGGAAAAGGCAAGTAATGATGTATATGACATGTTGGTAGGCCATGAGGTGGGTCATGCTCTCTTTACACCTGATGAGGATCCTCCAGAAGATGTTCCTCATCAGTTTATAAATGTGGTAGAGGATGCGCGAATTGAGAAGTTAATGAAGCGTAAGTATATGGGTCTTGCTAAATCTTTCTATAAGGGATATAGTGAACTTTATGAACAAGATTTCTTTGAATTAGATGGTGAAGATATTACTAGTTTTAATCTTGCTGATAGGGCTAATCTATATTTCAAGGTGGGTCACTTCCTTGATTTGGCTTTTCTCCCTGCTGAAAAAGAGATTGTCGATATGATAGGTAGGTGTGAAACCTTTGATGATAGTAAGAAAGCAGCATTTGTTTTATATCAATATTGTTTAGAACAGCAGAAGAAAGAACAGGAAGAGACAGAATCTAAAATAATGGAACCTGATAGTGGAGAAGGTGAAAGTTTTTCTGATGAGTTTTTTGATGATGGAAAGGAAGAGGTGGGGAAAGAACAAGAACATGTAGAAGAACCAGAAGTTCAGACTGCAGAATCATTAGATAGTAAACTTCAGGAGTTGGTTAATAGTGGGGGAGTTGAAAATGAATATATTGAAGTTCAAAAAGTTAATCTGGATACTATAATTGTTAGTAATCAAGATATTCATTTAAATATTGGTCATTCATGGCATGATCAAGGACAAATTAAGAGCAAATTGGATCCTGTAAATAAAAAAATAATTTATACTGTATCAGATGAGTTTGTGAGAGTGGATACTGAATTTTATAAATTTAAAAAGGATGCTCAAAAGGAGGTAAGTTATCTTGTTAAAGAATTTGAATGTAGGAAATCAGCTAGTGCTTATATTCGTTCTGCTACAAATCGCACTGGGGTTCTCGATACAAAGAAGCTTCAAACATATAAATTTAATGAAGATCTTTTTAAGAAGGTTACTATTGTTCCTGATGGGAAAAACCATGGATTAGTTTTTATTCTTGATTGGTCTGGTTCTATGCAATTTGTGTTACAGGATACTATTAAGCAACTTTATAATTTGCTTTGGTTTTGTAGAAAGGTTCAGATTCCTTTTGAGGTATATGCTTTTACTAATGAATATAGACGCCAAGATCAATATCAGTTAAAACATCATTATGAAAGGAAGGAGGGAGTATTTCATATTGAGGATGAGTTTAATTTAATGAATCTTTTTACCAGTAAAGTAAATGGTAAAACCTTAGAGTATCAGATGATAAACATTTGGCGTATTGTAACTGCTTTTAAAGAAGTAACTGGTTATAATTATCCTGACAGGCTAATTCTTTCAGGAACTCCTCTTAATGAAGCATTGATTTCTTTACATCAGATTCTTCCTAAGTTTCAAAAAGAAAATAAACTGGAGAAGGTGCAATGTATTGTATTAACTGATGGTGAGGCAAATCCTCTTCCTTATCATAAGACAGTGCAGCGTAGTTGGGAATCTGAACCTTATTTGGGATGTCGTAATATTAATCCTAATAAGTGTTTTTTACGTGATCGTAAGTTAGGGAGAACTTATAAAATGGGTTATAGATATCATGACTTTACAGATGTTCTTCTTAACAATTTAAAAGATAGATTTCCTTCTACAAACTTTATTGGTATTAGAGTTCTTTCTCCTAGAGATGCTAATAGTTTTATGAGATTATATAAGGAAGATCATTCTCTTACGTGGAAAAAGAATAGGAGTTTTATTATTCATGGGTCTGGATATGATGCATATTTTGCTTTATCTTCAACAACACTTGCACAAGATGCAGAGTTTGATGTAGAATCGGATGCAACAAAAGCTCAAATTAAGAAAGCATTTGTGAAATCTTTTAAAATTAAAAAACTAAATAAGAAGGTTCTTTGTGAATTTATAGAGTTAGTGGTATGAATAAAAATTACGATGATTCTAATTGGAGATCAGAGTATCTAGATATTGCAGGCCATCGACTCAAGACTTTGCACTGTGAAATTTTGGAGAAGGGTCCTAAATCTCTTTCTCAATCATGGATTCTTGGTGCTATGCATGGTGACTGGAAAAGGATTAAGGGGTATAAAGATCCTGAACCACCTGACTGTCAATCATCGTTCAAAGAGTGGGAAGACAGTATAGGAAGTGGACATAAGGAGATCTAAAAACTTCCTTCTTGCCTTATAATATGGTTATTGAAACACACACATCATGCTTCGCCTTAAAATGACTGATGATCACATTGTTGACGATTTAAGAAATACATATGGTGTAGAGTTTACTGCTGCTGATGTCAAAGGATATTGTGCATCTCGCGGAATGGCTTATCAGACAGTAACAAAACGCCTTGAGAAATATAAAGTAGGTCGCGGCAAATGGAATTTAGAATTAACTTCTAAAGTGGTTGAAGACATTGAACGTTCATTTAATGCACCTGCGGTGGAGCCTAAATTAGAACAGAACCTTATACCAGCAAGAGATGATACCTTCGTCAACTTTGGTCTTTTTAATGATCTTAAGGCCATTCTCAAAACCGGTGTGTTCTATCCTACGTTCATTACGGGTCTTTCGGGTAATGGTAAAACGTTCAGTGTTGAACAGGCGTGCGCTCAACTAAATAAAGAGTTAATAAGAGTTAATATTACAATTGAAACAGACGAAGATGACCTTATTGGTGGCTTTCGCCTTATCAATGGTAACACTGTATGGCATAATGGTCCAGTTATCGAAGCATTGGAAAGGGGAGCTACACTCCTTTTAGATGAGATTGACTTAGCATCTAATAAGATCCTATGTCTGCAACCAGTATTAGAAGGTAAAGGAATATTTCTTAAGAAGATTGGTAAATTTGTAAACCCTGTTGCTGGATTTAATGTTATTGCTACTGCCAACACGAAAGGGAAGGGTTCTGATGACGGTCGTTTTATTGGCACTAATGTTTTAAATGAAGCTTTCCTTGAGAGGTTTCCTGTAACTTTTGAACAAGAGTATCCTTCTCAATCTGTAGAGAAAAAGATTTTGGGGAGAGTTGCTTCTACAATTGGTGTAACTGATATTGATTTTATTAATCATCTTGTAACATGGGGTGACATTATCCGTAAAACATTCTATGATGGTGGGGTTGAAGATATTATCAGCACTCGTCGTTTGGTTCATATTGTTCGTGCATTTTCTATTTTTGGTAAGAAAGAAAAGGCCATTGAAGTTTGTATAAATCGCTTTGATGATGAAACCAAGCAGGCCTTCCTTGAGTTATATGATAAGGTTGATGTTGACTTTAATCTCTCTAACTGATATAATGGAGGAAACATATTATGGCTTGGTGGTTATTGTATGAAGAACTTTATGGGGACATGGACAAGGAGTATCCTATCATGAACATTGGTATTCGCAGTGATGTGACAGTTTTGGGTGGAGAGGAGAAGCATGATAAGTCATATTATGACTTTGATCGAAATAAGTCTCCAGTATATCCAGCAGATCATCCCAGTCAGCAATTTTGGCATGAAGATGGGTTTAGTCTTACAGGAAATCCGGGTAGCATGAGTCCTGATACTATTTCTTTTAGTAGTAAGGGTATTGGTGCTGCTGATACGATATCATTTTCGGATTATGATGGGTATGGAATGGGTCGAGATCATATTTCTTTTGGAAATACTGCTTATGATGAGCCACAGTATTATTCAGATATTCATGGTATAGTTGCTGGAGATG